CAGGGGACGGCGAGAATCTGGGACGGGGACGTGGTCGGTGAATACCAGGATCTGGTGACCGTCGGCGGCAGGCAAGTGCTGGTTGACCAGTACCAGATCGGGACGATCGCGGACTTCCGGTCCAAGCGGCAGGAAGATTTCTGCGGGCGCGGCATCGGCAAAAGCATGTATAACCTCGCGCTGAAATGCGCGTGGTGGGGAGTGGTGCTGCCGTATGCGGAGATGGCGCTGTGGGGGACCCGGCGGCCGATGGCCGTCCGGTTTGTGCTGACGGGCAACAACCTGGATACGGCAAAGCAGCTCATCCAGTATATACGCAATTTTATCGCCGTGCATCCGCTGTTCGCGGCCGAGATTGACCCGGCCAGCGACAGCAAGCTCTTTCTCAAGCTGAAAAACGGCACCGAGTACCACGTCCGCGCGGCCTCGGACGCCGCGCGGGGGCTCAACCCGTTTTCGTTCTGGTCCGAGCGGTTCGGCCGGACGATCGTGGGACGCACGATCGTGGTATGCGACGAATACGCCTACGTGGTTGACCAGACGTTCTGGAACGAGGTTGTGGAACCGTACCTCTCCCTCGGATGGTCAGGGTTCTGGGCGGCGACGACGCCCAACGGCAAGGAGAACGCCGCGTATAGTTGTTCGCTGGACAAGGATTTCGTTGTCCGGCGCTTTCCGAGCAAACTCAACATCTACCGGGATCTCAACGAGCTGGTCAGGATCAAGCGGCGGCTGCTTGAATCCGGTTACCCGGAGGTATACGCCGAAGAATACGATGGGATTCCCCAGGACCAGAAGTGGCGGCTGTTTTCCGAGCTGCTGATGCAGCGGTGTTACGAACTGTTTCCCGGCGGCGTGCTTTCCAACGACGAACCGCTGCTGTGGACCGACGGTTACATCGCAGAACACGCGGCTGAGCTGAAAGCCCGATGCGGTCCGCTGTTCGGCGGGGCCGACCCGAACAAGGGGAAAGAGGAGCGGGGGAGCGCGGCAGACGCGGCTGCGTTTTCGATCCGGGAGGTCGTCAGCCAGAACCCGTACAAGATCGTGACACGGTACAGCACGATCTGGGGCGACCCGGAGAGCACCAAGCCCTGGGAGCGCGAACAGATATCGTCCGGGGACTATATCGACCGGATTCGGTGGCTCAACCACGTGCTGGGGCTGCGGTTTATTACGATCGACGGAAACCCCGGCAAGGCATTGATGGAGGCGCTCAAGTTTTCCAAGGACGGGATACCGGGAGTGCGCAACATCGACTGGATCGACACTGACAGCCCCAAAAAATCAAAAGAGGCCGACGACCTGACGGAAACTTACATGAAGGACGGGAAGATCGGGATTCCGCCCGACACCGACCTCCAGCGGGCCTACAGCCGGTACGGGACGACAGAGAAACGGACGGGCATCAAGCGGACAGACCGCATTAAGGCGGAGATCTACGCCACCTGGGCGGCGGTTATGCAGGGCCGGGGGGCGTGGGCGCCTGGGACCGTGGCCGAGACCGGGCGGACGACGATCGGGGCATCGATGCCCGACAGAGCGGGCCGCCCCATAGAGCGGGCAATGACGTCGGTCGGGACCAGGACGATGACATCGGTAGGGAGATATGGCAAGACCACCCAGTAACATAGACGAAATACGGTCGGTTGTGCTCTACAACCACCTGGGACGTCCGATGGAGCGGTCGAAGGACAAGCTCCCGAACGTCTACAGCATACCGGCGGTCGGCGGGCAGTTCGGCCTCAACGGGTTTTACCGGACGACCCTCGAGATGGGACGGCTGAAGGTCCTGGCGGACATGGAGGCGATGCTCAGCACCTTCATGTTCGGCCCCGCGAACGCATACGCCACCTGGCTGGCGTCGGAGATGCCGTCGATACGGTTTGACGGCGGAAACGCCGCCCGGGCCGAAGGAATCGCGCAGGACCTGCTCTACCGAATCCGGTACGAAAAGCACCGCAAACAGATATTGTTCAACGCGATCTTTAAGGAAGAGTTCCTGCTACTGGAGATCGAGTGGAACCCGGAACTCCAGAGTTATCTCGCGCAGTGGCAGCAGGGGGGAGAAGAAGGCGACAAGGCCATAGAATCGTTTGCCCGGGCGATAAACGAAGGCGCCGGGATGGGGTCGATCGCCGGCATCAAGCACCTGCCGGCCCGATTCACCTTTAAGTGGTTTGACGCCCTTGACCGCCCGATCAGCACCCGCAAGGCCTTCTTTCAACTCGAGGACCCGATGCTGGCGGGCGTTGCCCCGTTTGACGGCCGCGAAGCACCGCCGGCCCGTGCCCGGTTTATCCCCTACATTGCGATGATCCACCCCCGGTTTCAAAACTGGATGTGGGACAACGTCTGGTACAGCCGTCCGGCCATGCTCTCGATGCGTGAGCAGTTCAACAGGGTGCAGCTGATGCTGGAGGACAGCGCGCTGGACAGCCACTACTCAATGACGCCGGTGTTGGTATTCTACATCAATGCGATGGGCAAGGAACTGGGCGCCAACGATGAGCAGATCAAGAAGTTCCAGCAGGGCATCCTCGGGGAGCGGAACGAAAAGTGGGAGCAGGTCGTTTCCGCAGGGTCGATGGTGTTTTTGTCCGGCACGGATAAAGTGGAGATGGTCAACGACGGCCGGCTCTACAGCATCCGGGGGGCCGACCTCCAGCTCCAGCTCGACCTGCTGATGATGAATTCTCCGTTTCCGGCCGCGCTCATGGGGTTCGGGAACGGAAAGGGGATGCCCTCGGGAGACGCCCTCGACCAGCTCAAAAAGCAGGCCGAGATGGCGATCCGCGAGGGCGCCACGTTTGAGTGGGAGGAAATCCTCCGACCGCTCATCGAGCGGGAGCTGATCCTCAACGGCGTGGCGGGGGTTCGGATGACGCCGAAGTATCCCCAGACGAGCTTCGACAGCCGCACGGTCCAGGAGAAGATCGACGAATCGCAGATTGGCAGCTTCCGGAAATCCCGCAAGGCGGCCTTTACCGGCAAGGACGAGGACACCTGGGAAGAGGCGCAACAGCAGATCATACGCGAACACCGTGAATTCAAGGACGCCGGGATGGACATCATCCCGTACCGGGAGGACGCGGCGCAAGACGTAGATAAGGGGACCCAGGGCAAAACCGGGGACGGTAAAGTCGAGCCGGTCCAGAAAAAGGCAGGGGCTTCGGGGGACCGGAAGACCCGAAAGAATTTTGAGGGAGGGGAATAATGCCCTGGACAATCGAAGACGTCGAAAGCCACTTTAAGGGCCTGTCGACGGCCCAGAAGGAGCGGTGGGTAGCGGTAGCCAACGACGCACGGACCCGCTGTTTGGACAAGGGCGGGACAGACTGTGACTCCGCGGCTATCAGGCAGGCGAACGCCGTTGTCTCGAAAATGGCCGTGCAGGGGTTCATCCTGTATCCCATCGGCGAGACAAACGGTTTCGAGCGCGGCAGCATCGAGCCGATAGGGGTCAACAAAGGAATCAGCACCATTGTCGGCGACGGCGAAGTGATCGCGTTCGTGTTCGATGCGCGGCCTCCGCGCCGATGGACCGAGGAAAACATAGCCGAATGGATGGCCAAGAAGGTCGGTTCGCTTCAATTTACGTGCGCCGCTCCGTCGGAAGTCTCCATACCGTCCGACGATTCCGAAATCCCGGAAACGGTCATGGCGGCCAAGAACGAGTTGATCCAATCGGGCGCCGATTCTGACCCGATGGTCGTCCGCATCCACCAGACGACCGGCAAGTTTCATACCGGACGTGGCGTCAAGTTCAATCTCTCCGAGCGGTTTTTGCGGACATTCGGGCCGTCCTACATAAACAAACCGGCGTACGAGGGACACAAGGGGTTCGGCGACACCGACGCCCGGTCGAGGATCGGCAAGATTCTGGCGTTTGAGGAGCGGGACGGAAAATTCTTTTTTTGGCTTCACGTTTCGGCCGGAAGGCCTGACATCAGGGCACGTATCCGGGAGGAGATGGCCCTTAAACAGGATGACGACGAAGCGAGCGGCGTGCAGTTTTCCCTCGAAGGATGGCCGCGAAAGGTGGAAACCGACGCGGACGGCTACCACGAGCCGGTGGAGATGGACCGGCATGGGAAGGCGCTGGCGCTTGTGGAAGTGGCGGGAGCCACCGGGACAATGATTGACCGCATCGCGGCAAAACTTGCGGTGCAGACGATAACGGAGGAGGAAGACATGAGCGAGAAAGACACGCCGTTGGGCGTAGAGGATATCACCAAGCAGGAGAAGTTCGAAGAGGCGTTCGCGGCCCGGCTTTCGGCATACGCCGGGGCGGCGCTGGACGAGAAAAACCCGCTTACCGCGGTTATCGACAAGTTCCTGACCGAGGGAGCGCCGGTGCTGGCGGCGAGGGCACAGGCGATCGACACCGAGGTGCAGGCCGCGCTGACCGCCGGCGAGAACCGGGTGCTGGTGCTCAACAGCGCCACCAAGGAAGAGATGCCGTGGCTTGCCGCCTTCGGCGAAGCCGTCAAGGAGCTGACGCCCGAGGCGATCAAGGAGCTTCCGGCGTTTGACGAGGCGCTCAAATCGGTCAAGGCCGAGGAGCTGCAGAAGATCCCGGCGGCCGTCGACGCGATAGCGGCCAGGGGCGCGATCCAGACCGAGGCCATGAAGCTCTCGATGCAGGTGCTCAAGGACGCGGGATTCCAGATGGCGGCCCCCAATGCGATCGTCGGGGCGGCCCAGGACGGCGGCCCGGGCGAAGAGGAGAAGCGGTTCATGGCCATCGTGGCCAAGGCCAAGAAGAACGGCTACGGCGCGCTGCCGCCCGAGGAGTTCGCGGTTATCGAAGACCGGCTCCCGGCGCTGATCAAACTCGAAGGATTGAAAATGTAGCCTTTCCCGACGGAAGGCGATAAGCGGCTTTAGATTACGGAGGAATCTGCGATTTAAGGCCATTTTTATTTGTCCGGAAGGACTCTAACGCGGAGGACAAACAAAAATGGCGACCTACGACGAAATTATGGCGGCAACCACGCCGACCGACGCCGACGCCCTTATCCCCGAGATATGGGCGGCAAAGCTCTATAACGAGTGGCCCAAGAAACTCGTGATGGGGCAGTTCATCGGCGGCGAGGAATCGGGCATGCCGATCATCATGAAACGGGAGCTCTCGCAGGGGCCCGGAGACATTATCCGGTTCGAGACGATGAGCGACCTTTCTGGGACCGGCGTTACCGGCGACACGGCCCGCCTCAAAGGCAATGAGGAGACCCTGGAATTTTCCGAAATAACCTGTACGCCGGTGCGCTGGCGGCACGCGGTTGCCCTCAAGGACCAGACCCAGCGAAAAACCAAGTACGACCTCTGGAACGGCGCCAAAACGGT